GTCTTCGATCTCACCTTCCCCAAAAGCAACAAGTCTGCGTATATTGCCAGTAGTATTATCACCTTGATAAATTCTATTACCTGCAAGTTTGACTTCACCGTAGATTAACGGTATAGGTAATTTGTTGTTTGTTTGTGTTATAAGTGTATTTCCACCATAAGTAGGACTGTCAGATAAGCCATTTCTTCTATTCGCCATGCTTTTAGATATAGCAACACCGCCAAAAATTACCCCCACAGTGCCGATATATCCAATAGCAGTTGCTATACCAATCGCAGTAGCGCCAGTAAAACCCATTACACCAGCTATAACGCCTGCGCCGAATGCTATTGCTGTTGCTAAAGCTGTAAATAAAGCCATTATTTAACCCTGAAACACTTATAATCTTTTAAAATCTTTAATCTTGATATTTGTAATGTATGACCGCGGAAAACGTGTATAATCCTTTGTTCGCCAATATATAAAGCTACATGAAGCTCGTTATTGAACTTACAGGCTACTACGTCGCCTGCTTGCAAGTCCTTTTCTTGAATTTCCTTAGCCGACTGCAGAATTTTAGCCATTCCGTAATGATAATTAGCCTGATGATTATCCGAAGGAAGAGGATAGCGAGGTAAATTCGGGTAAACGAAATAGATCGGATAAAAGCAGCCAATGTAGTTTTTATTTTCATCAAACATCTGATAAGGTGTTCCCACCTTGCTTTTAAGTTCATTAATTTTTTCAATCATGTTTCTCCTAAGCTTTTATGACTTGCTCACTAGGCATATTGGGGAAACCGCCGAAGTTTTCAACGTTGCCAAGCTCTTTACATCTTGTTAGTGTCCTATCGCATTTAGTCTCTTCACCTTTATAACCACATCTACAGTCTTTAAACTTAATCCACTGGCAGTTAACACCGTATGTCATACGAGGCACATTGACTTCAAAACCTCCAAGATCAATTTCTATATTCATCTTGGCTGTTTCAAGCGTAAGTTCGAGATTGTTCGCTTTCCCGTATAATAGAATTTCATCCAAACCAGAAATTATTTCATTTGTAGCTGTATTTAAGAATACGATGTATAAATTAACTGTCGCACCTGTAATAACATCTCCATGATTGCCTATAATTCCGCTTATAGCCTGATTAACATTAGACAAAGTAACGCTGATTTTAACAACTTCGCTATTATCGTCGTGTTTGATTTCACCAAGTTCAAGCGGAGCGCCTAAAAATTCCTGACCGTTATAGATAAGCTTTTCAAGAGTGTCGTTTTCAAGAATTCTTATAGGGCCGGATGCAAGTTCGATTTCAAGCAGTTTACGAGGTATAATTTCATCTTTTTCGAGCTCATTGCTTGTAACAGTTGGCAGTACTTCTTTTATCGGTATTTCAAAAGTAGAATATCCTAATTCCATTACATCAAGGTCTAATTCATCAGTATCAAACCTTACTGTGTATGTTAAGCCATCCCCGCCTTTATCTGTTTCCCATGTCCAGTCAAAATGTTTAAACTTTCCACGTTTTGAAATAAAGAATGCTTCAATTAGTTTGCGATTTTCAGCATTTTTTTCAAAAGACAGAACCCAGGATTTTTTAGGGCTAGTCCAAAGGCTACGTTTTGCAAGATGTGCTGTAATAGCTTTGTCTATAAGCGTATTGAACTGCGTTTCAGTATCATATTTAGCTTTATAATAAAAATCAAAGCAATCAGGGGCAGTGTATGAATGGCGATCAATGCAGTAAAAGGTAAGCTGCATATTTTCACCGTAACCCATTTCGATTATGCTACGCTTGAAAACGTCTGAATCAAATTGACATCCAGTGTATGTTAAGCCATTGCCGCCTTTTTCGACATCCCAAGTGAAGTCAAAAGTACCACCCTGACCAAGACAATCGACAAAAAACTGCTCTAATTCTGCCCTTTTTTCAGGTGTTTTATTGAAATTAAGCGTAAAATACCTGACAGGGTAGATTTTAACCGGATAGCGTTGTTCTCCGCCAAGAGCTTTATCAACCACTTTGGTTTCAAAGCTTACTTTTGTTGAATATGTATTGTTGTAGTCAATATTAAATATCATACTGTCTTGATTATTGTCCTTAAATTACCTTGATTATATTGGACACCGTCTGCAACAACTTTTTGAATTGCAGCTTTATTATCCATAATGACATTATAAGCTTCTTTACCGTCTAAAGTTTTAATGTTGAATTGATTAGATATAATAATGGGCTGAATATTTTGACTTGATTGTCCAGAATCGCCACCGCCTAGTATATTTGCAGTTTCTTTAGCATTATAAACTCTTGTTTTGTTTGTTGGGACAATAAGCTCTGCCCCTCTTTCACCTGCAATGAATGGTCTAGAAGTATCAGGGAATCCACCATTAGCAAAGAAACCTAGACTTTTGCCAATAATAGACCAGAAAGAACTCTTACTGCTTGTGCCGCTAGCACCTGCAATTTTCGCAACGGCATTAGTTTTTGGGTTTAAAATACTTTGCATTAGTTCGGAAAGACCACTTCTGATTAATTGCGATGTCATATCGCCGATCATATTTCTAAAGGCGTCTTTGACGTCTTCAGTTCCTCTTATAACACCATCAAAGCTATTGGTGATATATGATGATACCTTATCAGCCAGTTCTTTATTTCGCTGCTGTGCAGTTTCATTCAGACTTGCTATTTTTTGATTTAACTTTAATTCGGCGTTTAGCTTCTCTTGTAAGGCCTTATTGTATTCTCTAAGCTCGTTTTCGGTAAGCTTTGAAGTATCTGCATAGGCTTTTAGCCTTACCTTCATTATATTTTGCCATAATCTAACCTCAGCTTGAAGCTGTGCGACTTCGGCTTTATCACGTATTTCTTGCTTTTGCCTCTCTGTCAATGCTGTATTATCAAGCTCTGAAATGGCGTCCATCTGCCTATAAACAGATGCCATTTCATATTTAGCTTTTAAAGTTTCCTCAGCATCTTTTAATTTTTGTTCTTCAAGCTGTTTCTCTAGGTTTAATAACTCTGTTTGGGCTTGTAGTTGTTCAACTTGCCCTTTTAATGATGTGGATTTATATAATTCAATAAGTTTTTTCTGCAAAGCAATTTTCTTTTGTAAAATTTGCTGATCAGTATAGTCATTCGATGCAATTTCAAGTTCAGCTTGTGCCTGCAAAAGCGCTGCTTTTTCGCTTAAAATAGAATCAAGAGATTTACCTTTTTTCTTATTGCCGTCCTGACGCTTTTTGCCGTTTGTTGAATCCTGAAGCTTTTTGCTTGGTGTTTTGATCAAGGCTTTCGCTTCAGAATTAATTAAATTAGCTTGCTCTTTTTTTAATTCCTTTAATTTGGCTTTGTATTCCGCTATCTGTTCAGGTGTAAGCCACTTATACATTTCATATTTTTCTTTTTTACCCATAGGGCCTGTACGTAGTCCTTTTCGCATTTCATCAGCTTCAAGAACTTTGTTAATAGAGTCTATTTGTCTTTGCAAATAAATAGCTCTATTTGTATTATCATTGTTGACTATGCCGTATCTACCTAAGACATCATTTAATGCTTTTGTTGCACTTTGAGCTACTTCGGTTATCTTTATTAATGCATCAACAGCGACTTTTGCAATAGGTAAAAACAGCTGCCCCATATTATTGGACAATTGTTCCCAGGCATCGGACAAAGTGGAGAGTTTGCCGATAAGCGTTCCACTTTGCTTGTTCATCATATTATAGAACTTACCACCTTCTTGAGTTGCTTCGCGAAAAGCCTCTATAATAGCACTTGCAGGTATTTGCCCTTTTTCCATTTCTTCACGAAGTTGACTAATAGATTTGCCTGTCTTTTGTGAAATAACTTGCAGGGGGTTAAAACCAGCATTAATCATTTGAAGTAAGTCTTGACCTGTCAGACGACCTGCAGAGGACATTTGAGAGAATGCAAGTACAAGGCTGTCAAATTTTTGCTTATTGCCTGCAGATATATCACCAAGCATTTTTAAATTAGGTATAACGTCATCTACAGCAATGCCAAAAGACAGCATTGTCTGTGTTGCTTGCAGTAAATCAGAAGTTCCAAAAGGTGTAACATTTGCAAGGGCTGTAAGTTCTTTCATTAAAGCTTTTGCTTTGGATTGTGAACCAAGTAGTACTTCTAAAGAAATATTATATTGCTCAAATTTAGCTGCTGTTCCAACTGCTGCAGCTCCTAAAGCTGTAAGAGCTGATATTAAGCCAGTAAAAACAATACCTTTCCAGCTAGAAAAAGCATCACCAACTCGCTTAACAGCTCTTTGAATTCCGTTGAGTTCTTGATCAGCCTTTTTGCAATTTCCATAAATAAGCTTGAATTTTTGGTCAAGCTGTTTTGTATTCATGTCAATTACAGCTGCTAGTTTTGCAACTTCATTCCCTGCCATCTTTTGCCTTTCGTCTATCTACTAGGGGAAACATTTGACCAAGAGCTTTAATATTCTTGGATTGCTCTTTTTTAACTTCTGATTTAGTTTTTAAAGTACCGTTTTCAATGCCTTGATATGTTAATAAAAGCATTATTTTACGAGGTGTAGACCTCCAGAACTCTTGTTCTGAAAGCCCTGCTTTTAATGCAGCGTACCAATAAAAGGTAATTTCAAACCTTTCTTTTTTTTTATTTCAGTTTTTTTGCCCTGTTCTATAAGCTCATTGTATGCGTCAGGCATAGACACGCACCGCAGAAATTCAGTAGTACATTTGTCGTATAGCTCTACAAATGAGCCATAATCATACAATTGTTCGATTTTAAAATCTGGCTGATACCGCAAAAAACCGATATAACAAAAGTCAAGAATTTCTTTTAAAGGTTTATTGCGTAGATTGTCGATTATAACGCCTAAATTAAAGAAGCTGTCTGAATACAGCTCCTCTAATTTAGCAATCGCGTTGAAATCATAAGTTATTTTATAACTAATTCCGGATATAACGCAATTAGTATAACCATCTTTGATGTCGTTGAAACTCATAATTCACCTATTCTGAGACTACAGGCTCAAGTTCTGAACCGGTTTCATTGATAGTGTAGTAAAGTGCTCTGCCGTTTGTGAAATTATATGTTGTATTAATTCCATTTCCACCGAAAGAAACAGTACCATACTCGTCAGATGCTTCACTGAATGAATTTTTGTTGACTTTTGCTTTTAAAATATGTATGTGTAAGTCACCAACGTCGTTTGATTCATCTGTATAGCTGATTTTACCAGCTATTTGCACGTAGTTATTTAAAGCACCGAGTGTATAACCGTATCTTTGCTGTTGATTTGGGCTTGAACCGCTTGCTGTAACAGTTCCACCCATTAAAGCTGCTTGTACGTCTAGATCAAGCTCGCCGCATTCGATGGTCCATTGCACCTTTTTAGCTTTAGAATACATATCACGGACCTGCTCATCGCCAAAGAGCTCTTTTTCGTCTACTTCAAATTCAATATTTATGCTTTGAACAGTTGGGACATCTATCCCTGTACCTACTGTATATTCTGAAGCAGTGTCAGATAAGATTGGATAAATTTTGCAATCGTCTAAACCTAGTGTGAATGTTTTTTTTGCTAATGCCATTGCTTCAAGTCTCCTATGGTTATTCTGTTTACTGTTAATTTGCTATATGGATTTAATGTATAAATATTTAAATATTTTGAATAAATATTGTTAATTGCATTGATACTGTTTTGTATACATATTGGAGAAGGGTTAAAATATTGTCCATTATCGTGTTTATAACTACAAAAATCTGCTGTACCTGCTAATATTACATTTTTATAGTCTTTTAAAATACACCAAGATAAAACAAAATCGTGCGTAAAACCGAATGTTTCAAGCTCGTTTCTTTTTGCATCAAATATCCGCCCTTTTGCACCGATTTTATAAGCTTCTGCATTATCTAGGTTGTAACATTCAAGGGTTATTGCTTTTGTTCCTTTACGGTCAATATCGCATGCGTTCTTATCAATAAAAGCGATATAATCCATGTATTCTAGATGTCTGTTGATAGATATTTTTGTAAATGGCAGTTTTTGAATGCTTTTTATTAAATTAGGCGTTAAAAAATCACTTCTGCCGATTATTATCGCTGTGTCCATACTTCAATATTAAACGTGTAGTAAAAGAAGCCATTATCTTTTTTTAAAAATAACGGCTTTGAAAGTGGTTTAAAGAGGCATTTTACGTGGTTTATAACCTTATATGTTGGCTTAGGTTGCCTAAAGTCAAAAAAATGGTTATATATAAGTGTAAGTTTATCAAGGCAGTTAGCAGGGTTTAAATCGCGTCTTAAAATCTGAACAGAATATTTCCCTTCTTCTGGATTTGTATCATAAACAGAAAGACAGGTTAACGCATCTTCACCATCGTAAAATTCAATAAAACTGTCGGATTCTATCAAATTTTTATCTATTAGATA